TGGTGGTCACTGTGAAACTCTTTATCAGAACCTTTATCCCTGGCATGCCAATGGTTCTAAAGCCAACATACATCAACGGCATCGTCAAACTCTCTATGAATTAAATCAAAAATACCCAGGCAGACTGCGTGTAGTTTGGGATCATGCAGTAGATGGTCTAGAAACCATGACTGTAGATGTGGCAAAATCGTTCCTCAATAAATATCATATCACCGAGGCTAACGATGACGAAACCAGTAATTTACAAAAGGACGGTTAAGGGTTCTGCACTGACCTTTACAGAAGTAGACACCAGTCTACAAAATCTCAGAGACTCTACGATCAGCATCGCCGTTCAAGGTGATGATACAGTGGTCAACGACCTCAATGACACTACTACTTTTGTGGCAGTAGATGGTATTACAATCAACGCCTCAGTGAGCAGTAAGAGCATTGGATTCGATGCTTCAGTTCTACGGGACACTTCACCTCAACTAGGAGGAAATTTAGATGTTAATGGTTATTCCTTGGTTAGTACCTCTAATGGCAATATCACCTTGGCTCCCAACGGCACTGGAAAGGTCATTATTTCAGGCGATCTCCAAGTTGATGGAACTACAACTACAATCAATTCAACGACTCTGGATGTAGATGATAAAAATATCACCCTGGCCAAAGGTGCTGCAAATGCTGCCGCAGCCGATGGAGGTGGCATTACCTTGGAAGGACCTGCCACTGCTGCCACGATTTTATATGAAGACACTGATGATTCGTGGAACTTCAACAAAAAAACCGCCGCACCTGAACTGCAGATAGACAACATCAATGTCAACGGCAATAGTATCACCAGCACTGACAGCAATGGCAATATCTCAGTGACACCAAATGGCACTGGCAGCATAGTTTTAGATGGTATTTCTTGGCCTCAGGCAGATGGACAGGATCGTGCAGTCCTAACCACAGACGGTGCAGGACAGACTGCATTTGAACCTGTGGATAATATCAGGATCTATGTGACCAATGCTGAAAGTTTTACCATTAACAAAGGCCAACCAGTGTATGCCTTTGGATCGTCATCAAATACTGTGTCAGTGAAACTGGCCGATAACACTTCAGATGCCACTTCAGCACAGACTTTGGGTCTGGCCGCATCAAATATCACCGCAGGCAATAAAGGTTTTGTGATCAGTCAAGGTCTATTAAAGAACATAGACACATCTGCCTATTCCGCAGGACAACAACTGTATCTTGGTGCTACCGCAGGCACATTGACTGCTACCAAACCTTATGCACCCAATCATTTGGTCTATATTGCAGTGGTAGAAGTAGTAGGCAGTGGTAATGGTAGAGTTTTTGTCAAAGTGCAGAATGGTTATGAATTAGCAGAGATACACGATGTGGCCATTTCATCTCCTCAAGATGGACATACCTTGGTCTATGTGGGATCAAGTGGTTTATGGGTCAATGCTCCGGGAGGCAAATCCTATAACATTTCAGCCACAGCCACATCGGCCGGCAATGCATTTTTAACATTAACAGGATCAGATGCATCCACAGATTCAGTGAGAATTGATGCAGGTGCAGGCATCACGGTATCAGCACCTGATGCTAATACCATAAGAATTACACAGGCATTCCCAACTTGGGACAGTTTAGGCACATTAACCTGGGATGATCTGGGTTAAAAAACAGGCTTCAATAAATAATTACGAACACGGCCGTTCAAAACAAAAACAACCTTATAAGGAGACTTATCTATGTCCGCCGCAACCGATACAGCAGAAGTTCTTGCATTGAACTTCTTACTAAACACACAGACCGCAACCAGACCGACCACTTGGTATATTGGACTCCACACTGGCGATCCTGGTGAATCAGGCACAGCCAATGAGGTAGCCAATGCTTATTCATATCAAAGAACAGCAGTGACATTTAATGCTGCCAGCCAACCATCATCTGGTTTGACATTCTGTGATAATAATGCAACCATAACATTCCCAACCGCCTCAGGTGGCAATTGGGGAACAATTACTCATATTAGTATCAAAACCAGCCAAACTTATGCAACCACAACCGCACTTTTCAAAGGTGCTCTGACTGCATCCAAAGTGGTCTCAGATGGAGATACTTTTCAAATTCAGGCAAATCAATTAACGATCAGCCTAACTTAATCTAGTGGAGGGGTAAAAAATGCCAACATGGCCAAATTCAACCAAAGCCTCTACTACAAACTTAGACGCAGGTACAGATCGTCCTAGTTTGGCTAGAGCAGATCTGAAACAGAATGTAGACAATGTCAATGATATCATTGATATGCTTTACATTCCGTCTACACCATCAAATAATCAGATCTTAAAATATAATTCTACCAATAGTAGATTTGAACTTGCCAGTGACAGTAGTGGTATGACTTCATTCACCGTAGCAGGTGACAGTGGTACTAGCCAAACTATCAATGATGGCAACACATTGACCATCAGTGGTGGCACCGGATTGACTGCCGTGGCCAGTGCCACTGATACTATCACGATCAATCTTGATAATACTGCGGTCACACCAAATTCTTATGCCATTGCTACTATCACAGTAGATCAACAGGGTCGCATAACCGCAGCCAGTGCGGCTTCTACCACCGGTAGTGGTAATGTTGTTCTAGCCACAAGCCCTAGTTTGACTACACCTACATTGGGAGTAGCATCTGCTACTAGTATTAATAAGGTTGCGTTCACTGCTCCGGCATCATCTGCTACATTAACCATTGCAGATGGTAAAACATTAACAGTGAATAATACTGTGACATTGTCAGGCACAGATTCAACCACATTGACATTGCCTCCTATAACCAGCAAGTTAGGTTATATCAACTTACCAGCAGTCGGCACCAAAACAACTTCTTATACATTGGCCACTGGTGATGTGGGCAAGTATGTGCAGGTAGGTTCGGGTGGTAGCATCACTATTCCAGATGCTACATTCGCAGAAGGTGATGTGATTTTAGTGGCCAACAACCATACCGCAGCCATAACCATTACCTGCACTATCACCACTGCTTATATCGCAGGCACGGATTCAGACAAAGCATCTGTGAGTCTCGCCACCCGTGGCGTGGCCAGTATAGTGTTCTTGTCATCTACTGTGTGTATCATTTCAGGGAATGTAACATAATGACAGGATTCATTTGTGCAATGCCAGGAATAATTAAGCCTGCGGCCGGTGGTGCAGCCTTTACTGTGCCCACTGCGGAATTTACTGATGACGCCAATACCAAATTACTGTTGCATTTCAATGGCACCAATGGTGCTACCACAACCACTGATGATAATGGTTCAGGTAGAACTGCCAAGACTATCACAATGGTTAATAGTGTATTGTCTACAGCAACTAAAAAGTTTGGCACAGCCTCACTTTATGTAGATGGCACCGGCGGAGATTACGCCTGGACAGGCGATAGTGATGATTGGGATTTACAGGCAGCACCAAGAACATTTGAATGCTGGTTATACATCAATTCATTTACTAACATTTCTAGAAATTCGCCAAACCATCTACCAAAGATGATGGGACACATGGATCAATCAGGTTCAACTTTCTGGGCATTTGGTCCTAACACTGATCAAGGTATGACATTGTATTACTGGTCAGGTGCCAACAACTGGTTCCATTCTACTACCAACGATCTAGTCACAGGAGTTTGGTATCATATGGCATTGATTGTAACTGCTACTGGAGCAAAAGTCTATGTTAATGGTGTTGAATATCTAAGTTCAGCATTGACCAATACACCAACCAAAGGTGGAACAAATTTTGCAATAGGCGCAGACTTTGGTCAATCTATGAATGCCTATATCGATGAAGTGCGTGTCAGTCATGTAAATCGATATACCTAATGGAGGATGAGGAATGGCTCGTCCTCTAACAGTAACAGCATATAATCAAGCACAGGTAGATACTGCTAAATCCAAATCCGGATCTGGCAGTCTTCTTCTTGATGGATCCTCTACTAATGAAGATTATCTTACCGTTGCACAGGCCAATGGCGAATTAAATGTTACTGGTTCTTGGACTATTGAGGCTTGGTTTTATAATGATCTTTCTGTGCTCGGTGATGATACTATTATTTCTGCACCTCAACAGATTGTCTCAGCAGGTCAAACATATTGGTGGCAACTAAAACTAAAAAGAAATAGTGGTAGTATCGATCTAAGTTTTTACACTGAAGGTGGTGCGAATTCTGGTACTGTTACAAAAAATTATACCACCCTAGGTGATATTACTGGTGCATGGCATCATGTGGCAGTAACAAGAAATGGTTCAACATTAAAATTGTGGTTAGATGGGGTTTCTCAAGCCACTGCTACCAGCCAAAGTTACACGGATCTTCAAGCCTTTGATGATCCATTTGTCAGCAACAATAACATTTGGATTGGAGCATTAGAATTATCAGGACCTACCCAAGAATATGATGGTTGGATAGATGAAGTTAGAATTTCTAATGTAGAAAGATACACAGCAACATTTACTCCGGCAACAAGATTTGCACCCGATGACAACACTTTGTTGTTATTGCACATGGATGGTGCCGATGGATCTACTACATTCACCGATGATATAGGTGTAAGGGGTTCATCCTCTTTAACATCAACTGCTACACTATCTGCAACAGCCAATCCAAATCCCAGTATCGTATTTTTAGGCAATGATGTTTATACATGGGCAGACACAGATACTTGGGATACGATCTATGACAGTTTCGATCGTTGGCGAAGTTGGGAAAGACCCGATTATCAATTCACTCTATCTGCTCGAGGAACCAAAGCCGTTTATGGTTCTGCCGGTCTATCTGCTGAATTTACACAGACTGCCAAAGGCGGAATAACATTACCCACAGCCAATGCCAGTCTTAGTGCTATTGCTACGCAGACAGCAACAGCACAGAGATTGCCTGGAGGCAATGCCAATTTAACTTCTACGGCCACAGTCATAGTCATAGCACAGAGATTACCTCAAGGTAGTGCCAATCTAAATGCCAGTGCTGATATTTCCGCACGTGGTCAGATGCAACTTAATGGTCATGCATCACTGTCTGCGTCTGCAGATTTATTCAGCCGTGGTAGACTATTAAAAATAGCCGAGATGACGGCCTTTTCCACAGTGGCATTGTCTGCTAGTGCAGAAGTTCAAATTAATGCTCGTGCCAACCTTTCTGCGGCCTTTGATCAATTTGCCAGAGGTGGTCTGTTAGTGCAGATCAATGAAACTTGGCAATACACATGGGATACCATTGATCCTGATGAATGGGATAGTTTTGTCAAAGATCAATGGGGACCTACAGGTTGGTTTGCCTTTGATAATGTAAGTCTTAGTGCCACAGGTGGTATACTGGTCGATGGTCGTTCATCATTGTCTGATCAATTTAATCTTGTTGCTCGTGCTGACAGAATAATCAAAGGTCAAAGTAATCTAGAATCTATCAGTGCTTTAACAGCCAATGCAAATAGACTACCTGGAGGTTCAGCACAATTAGAATCAACAGCCTCACTGTTTGTATCGGCAATAAATTTCAAACGTTCTTCATCGGCACTAGATACACAATTTGATCTATCAGCAAAAGGCAGTAGAATACTACAAGGTCAATCTACACTAGAAGCATTTGCGGCACAACTAGCAGTGGGTCAAAGATTACCTCAGGCCAAAGCAGATTTAACTGCGACCTTTAGTATGTCGACTAGACCAACATTGATACCTAATGTGATCTTGGATCCGATGGTAGCAGTTACTGATGTCACAGTTAACGGACAACGGTTTGCGGGTGGTAGTGCTGTTCTTGAAGCCTTTGCCAGTGAATTAACAGTAGGTCAGAGATTGCCTGGAGGCAAGGCCAACCTATCTGCTCAATGTAACCTATCAACCACAGGTTCAATGATCTTAAATGGTCGTGCAGAATTTCAAGCCTTTGCCAGTGAATTGGCTTCAGGCAGAATTTCTAATGTTCGAGCCAGTGCTAGCCTTACTGCAGAATTCCAAAGTGTGTTTTCCGGTGATCTCAAACTGTTTGATTCAGAATTTATGGTCAAGGTCCTCAGTGAAACTAGATCTGTGCTGATAGATTCCGAAATAAGAAAACAATTGGTCCTAGAAGAGACCAGAAGTTGGGACATCAAACCCGAGAACAGAAATTTCAAAATCCTAGAAGAAACAAGGTCTTTGGATGTGGAGTTTTTGTGACCAGTTAAATAGTGAATAAGGATAAAAAACAATGGCTACCATTACAGGATTTTTAAGAGACAATGAGGGCATCTATATCCCTAAGGATACAGAAGCCATTCTGACCTACAGTCTCGATTGGACAGATTGGTTAAACAATGGTGAGACCATTTCTTCCAGTAATTATACAATTGAAACCATCACCGGAGATACAGATCCATTAACAAGATCTGCTCAATCTACTACATCATATGTAACCACGGTAAAGGTCACAGGCGGATCAGCAGGCAAAATATATAAAATCTACAATCAAATCACTACCTCAGGCGGACTTACAGAAAGGCGATATTTTAGAATCAAAGTAGAAACAAGGAGCCTATAAGATATGGATGAATTTAATCCAAAGGCGGTAAAAAAGTCTAAGATCAGTGATATAGATCAGGAACTGGTCTGGCGCCTTGGTTGCATGATGTGTACCTATAAAGAAATTGCAGATGTGTTAGGCATCGATGAAACAACAGTTTCTAGAAAATTTGGTGACCTCGTCGAAAAAGCCCGCAGCCAAGGAAAGAAGGCATTACGCCGTGCCCAATTTGAAAAAGCAGTTCAAGATAAAGATCCAAGAATGTTAATCTTTTTGGGAAAGCAATATCTTTCGCAGAAAGATTCACCAGAAGATAAAGAAAGCAATTCACCATTGCCATGGAATGAATGACATGACATTGAAACAACTGACCGAAATTGTAATCAATATCAGAGACAATCATCTACAGCATATGAAAGAAGATATTGACAGGGTGGAAAAGAAAGTAGAAAAGATGGATGCCAGAGTTTGGGCCATCCTTATACTTTTAGTCGGTGCCGTGGTCATACCCGCAGTGGTTAGTGTTATACAAGGACAAGGTTAATGCCATTGAGTGTGCCGCAAAAGATCGTAGCAGATGATACCTCAAGGATGAAGGTTCTCATAACCGGAAGAAGATTTGGAAAGACTTTTTTAGGTGTGAGAGAACTTTGTAAGTCAGCCGCCACCAAGCCCGGAAGCATTAATTGGGCTATTTGTCCAAGTTATCGAATGGCTAAACAAATTTGGTGGGAACATCTCAAAACTAAACTTCATGAATTGCGTTGGATCAAAAGTAGCAATGAAGCAGAATTAACCATTAAATTAAAAAATGGATCTACCATAGCACTCAAAGGCTGTGACAATCCTGATTCTTTGCGTGGCATGGGATTGGATTTTGTAGTTTGGGACGAATTTCAAGATTCGCCTAAAGAAGCATGGACTGAAGTGATCCGACCAACTTTATCTGACAAACAGGGTCGTGCCCTGTTCTGTGGAACACCAAAAGGTGTAGGTTCATGGAGCCATGAACTTTTCACCAAGGCCTTGAATGAGAAAGATTGGAATGCTTGGCAATATTCTACCATCGACGGAGGGAATGTTCCTGCCGAAGAGATAGAAGCAGCCAAAAGAGACCTTGATGAAAAGACTTTTTTACAAGAATATTGTGCTACCTTCACCACATGGAGTGGGGTGGTAGCCTACAATTTCGATTACAAAGAAAATGTCAAGAAAATAGAAGATCCTGAAAAAGGTATTTTACATATCGGGATTGATTTTAATATTCTACCTATGACCGCAGTCATAGCACAGGTCAAAGGCAATGACATTCATGTGTTTGATGAAGTCCGCATGGAGGGATCAAACACTGATGAATTAGTCGAGGAGATCAAACATAGATATCCACATTCTAAGGTTGTGGCCTATCCAGATCCCAGTTCAAGACAAAAGAAAACAAGTGCAGGAGGCAAAACCGATTTCAGCATCTTGATAAATGCTGGTTTTTCAGTCCGAGCACGAGCCTTTCATACTCCTGTGAGAGATCGTGTTAACGCCCTAAATGCCAAATTGAAAAATGCGGCTGGTGTAAGGACCTTATTCATAGATCCTAAATGCAAACATACGATAGATAGTTTACAACGATTGTCGTATAAGGAAGGAACCAATATCATAGACAAGGACAGTGGATTAGACCACCAATTTGATGCTATTTCTTATTTGGTTGATTTCTTGTTTCCAATTAAGACCTATGTTGAAACTACAGAAACACCTCAACGATGGGGTGTCGCAACCAAGAGGCTATAAAAGATGGCATTCAACCCTACACAAACTCAATCAATGAAACAACGTCTGCTAGTGACACATACGGCATGGCAAGAAAACATTGAAAGATGGAAATTTTTAATTAACTCTTATTATGGAGGTAAAGACTATCGTGATGGTAGATACCTTACTGCATATATGATGGAGAGTGAAACTGATTACGAAACAAGATTAGATACTACTCCCTATGACAATCACGTCAAAGCCATATCTGCCATCTATAACAGTTTTTTGTTCAGACAACAACCAGATAGACAAATGGGAAGTCTAGAAGATGATCCTTCAATAGATCATTTTATGAAAGATGCAGATCTAGATGGTAGAAGTTTTGATAGTGTGATGAGAGATGTGGCTACCTATGCCGGTGTTTACGGCCACACCTGGGTAATTTTGGACAAGCCTCCAGCCAATGTTTTTACTCGTGCAGAAGAACTGCAACAGGGAATTCGCCCTTATATTTCTATTGTCACACCAGAAAATGTTTTAGACTGGCGTTATGAAAGAAGCATCAGTGGTGTGTATGTGTTAACCTATCTAAAAATCTATGAAGGTATGCAGAATGGTACTGAAGTGTTTAGAATTTATACTTCAGAGAATGTGACCGTTTGGGAATCTACAGAAACTGGTGAACCAACGATGAAAATGGAGTTTCCTAATCTATTAGGTAAGATTCCAGCAGTCTGTGTATATGCACAAAGGTCTCCTATCAAAGGTATAGGTATAAGTTTGGTTGGAGATGTTGCCGATATGGCTCGGGGCATTTACAATGAATTATCTGAGGTGGAACAGGTAGGTCGACTAACCAATCACCCCTCATTGGTTAAGGATGAACGAACTTCTGCAGCCGCAGGTGCCGGTTCAATTATTCAGGTACCATCTGATGTTGGTCCAGATTTCATCAAACCCTATCTATTGCAACCAAGTGGTGCTAGTCTTGATGGATTCTTAAAATCTATTGAAAGCAAAATAGGTAGCATTGATAGAATGGCACACATGGGTGGCATTCGTAGCATTGAAACTCGCAGACTTAGTGGCATAGCATTAGCCACGGAGTTCCAACTTCTTAACTCGGCATTGGCGGCATATGCAGATAACCTCGAACACTCTGAAGAACAAATTTGGAGATTGTATGCTCAATGGCAAGGCCAAAATTGGGACGGTGAAATCAAATATCCAGATTCCTTCAATATTCAGGACAAGTATAATGACATGAATATGCTAAAATTAGCCAAAGATTCTGCACCTAAATCCAATGTCATTCATAAGATTATTGAAGAAAAAATGCTAGAATTATTGGCCGATGAAGATGAATACGAAATGTATGAAGAAATATTGGATGCTGAATACAAAATAGAACAGAATCAAGTTGAAGAATCTCCACAAGGGCAGGAGCAAGAATCTTCGTCTGATTCATCAGCAGATCGTCTTTATCCGGATGGCCAACCAATTCCTGCCGATCTACCACCTGCATACCAAAGTTCTGCCAGTGATGGTGTGCCAGAAGGACAGGCTTGTGGTAATTGTGAATATAATAAAAATCAAATGTGTACCAAATTTAATAATGCACCAATCCGTGAAAGTTGGTGGTGCTTGAAATGGGAACCTATAAATGAAGATGATTCTACGAACTGATCCTAGTGTATTGGAGGATGATGAAGTAATCATCTATCCTGATGTAGAAACATTAAAGGAAATGTTTTCATATAAAATTAGACCTACACACATACATCGTCATATACTTGCACAAATGGAAATTTATGTAAGAGAAAATGAAAAATTTATGAAACGGAAAAATAAAAGTGCTGCTCTTAGAGCAAAAAAGGCCTTACAAAATATCACGCATCTAGTTAAAGCCAGAAGGAAAGAAATAACAATGGTTACTGCAAGATCAGATTTTTATGATCCAGATTTTAGAATATGATACCTGCACTATTTTTATCAAGGAGTGAAATAAAATGCCTCTCAAAAAAGGTTACGGAAAAAAAACAATCTCAAGGAACATTGCCGCCGAAGTCCGTAGTGGCCGCCCTGTTAAGCAGGCCGTTGCAATCGCATATTCAATGGCAAGAAAAACAGCACCAAAATCAATGAAGGCTAAATTTAATCCTGCTAAAGCCAAAAGAGGTGGTCGTGCCTAGACCCACTAAACAAATGCAGGCCAACGCCAGACGTGCTCTTGAACTAAGATCAAAGGCACCTAAGAGTCGCAGAGGCATGACCTCGGTTGGACTGCAAAGGGCTAATCAATTCGCCAAAGGTGATAATGTTAGTTTATCCACAGTTAAAAGAACATTAGCATTTTTAACTCGTGCAAGAACCTACTATCAACCAGGTAAAAACACACCGGGAACACAGGCTTATCTTGCCTGGGGTGGAGTGGCTGGTATAGCCTGGGCTAAAAAACATTTAAAAAGGAGAAAATAAAATGCGTTATCCAAAAAAGAAGAAATCGCCGGGTCGTAAAAAGAAAAAATACTAATTCAATAAATAATTAATCAAACTGATAAGATCAGGTTTGGTGTTACTCACTTCACCTAATAAGGAGGCTCTAATGAATGAAGAACAGGTAACTGGTACACCTACTGTTGAAAATGACTTCACAGCAGAAACCCAGGAAGCAAAAACAGGTTTTACCCAAGAAGATATAGACCGTATTGTTAAAGAAAGATTGACTCGAGAGAGATCAAAAATTCTAAAACAATATGAGGGAGTTGATGTTGAAAAGTATCGTGCCCTTCTAGATCAAGAAGAAAAGAAGACACATGAAGAACAGGCAAAGAGAGGCGAATTTGAAAAAATACTCCAATCGACTGTAAGTAAAAAAGATACTCAAATTCAACAACTACAAAAAGAATTACAGGCTATTAAGGTTGATGGTAGTTTATTGTCGGCGGCATCCAGTCGTAAGGCCATAAACGCACAACAGGTAGTTAGATTGTTAAAGGATCAGATTCGTCTGAATGATGCAGGAGAAGTTGAAATTATTGATGAATCAGGAATGGTTCGTTATACAGATAATGGAACTGCCATGCACATAGATGATTTAGTCCAGGAATTTCTAACAACTAATCCGCATTTTGTGGCTGCAGGTCCAGGTGGATCAGGCAGTCAAAGTTCGGTAGCCAAGGCAAATGGTAATTTGGGTATACCTGATATGTCAAAACTTGATATGAATGATCCTGCACACAGGGCCATTTATAAAGAACATATGAAGTCCAAAGGTATTCGAATCTAACATTTAAAGGAGCCCAAAATGGCAAACGAAACAACCTCAAGCACCTTGAGTGCCCTGTATACTACTATACAACAAACCGCATTGTTCACAATGCAAGAACGTGCATTTATGCGTCCTCTGGTTCGCAACTATAACCTAGTTGGTCAACCAGGTAAGGCCGCCCACGTCGGTATCTACCCAACTCTGGCAACTTCTGCAATCACTTCAGGTGAGGGCTCAGATGCCAGCAACAATGCAATCACAGCCACAGAGAAGACATTCACTGCCACTGAAAAGGCAGTTATGGCTACTCTAACTGACACAGCACGTGATTCTACTGCTGATGATTCAGCAGCCGCAATTGGTCGTATCCTTGGTGAAACTCTTGCCAAGAAGATTGACGAAGACATTGCTGCTCTATTCACTGGTTTCAGTGGTGGCATAGGTGGTGGTTCTGGTACAGAACTAACTCCAGATGATATCTTAGGTGCTATTGCAACTCTAAGAGCAAATTCTGTAACTGGTCCTTATATTGGTGTATTCCACCCATATCAGACCTACAACCTACGCAAGGTATTGGCTAATGCAGGTGCCGCAAATACTCCAGCACTAAGTGACCTAGGCAACGAAGTCCTACGTGGTGGTTACATTGGTCGTCTGTTTGGCGTAGACATCTTTGAAAGTGCAGTGGTAACTGGTACTTCCACAGGTGCATATATAGGTGCAGTTATGCACGCCGATGCTCTAGCATTCTGCTTGAAGAAAGATCTAACTCTTGAAACACAGAGAGATGCTTCTTTGAGAGCAACAGAAATTGTTGCAAGTATGACCTATGCCGTTGGCGAATTATTCGACGCACACGGTGTTAAGATCATCACTGATGCTTCTATCGCAAACTAATCATAGATTAGACTAGAAGGGGCCTATTGGCCCCTTCTTTTTGACTTAAATAATTTGGCTACCTAGATTATCCTTACATTCTAATATGAGGTAGCCTGTCACTACCTCGGGAGCCCTAAAACCCACCCTTCCAAAGGTGGGTTTTTTGTGACCGACTAAATATCATATGTGGAAGAAGGACTTCCCATACATTACCCTTGAGTAGGACTTACAGGAGAGCCCAGAATGGCTTTTGCGACCATATCGGATATTCAGGAATATGAACCTGATATCTTAAATTTTGGCATCCAGAATTTTAATGATGCATTGACCAAAGCACAGGCAGATGTCGAAAGATATCTTCGTGTTAATTGGTGGCCGAGTAATCAAATTGGAAGATATGATATTACAATTATCGGCACCAATGCAGAAATGGATGCTAACAAACTAACTGATAGTCAATTCACCAGAGCCGCAGTCTATTGTGCTCTTGGCTATTACATATACCCTCGCCTTTCTAAATTTGAACCTACCATGGATGTATTCCAAATAAAATTGGATTACTATAAAAAAATGTATGCGGAAGAAATTGACATGGTGATCCGTGATGGTGTGGAATACGATATTGACAGTTCAGGCACAATCACCGACGCAGAAAAGGTACCTCAATACTTCCTCAGACTAAAGAGGTAAAGTATGAGCATCCGTGAATCAGTTATAGAAAACATCGTTGATGTTCTCAGGGACATGAACGATCCCAAGCCTATTCTCGTAAATCGTGAACCATTCGATGTGGAAAAACTAGCCATATCTCAATATCCTGCAATCTTAGTGCAATCGGGCCAAGAAATTAGAACAGACATTTCCATGCGTGGCCGCCAAGGTGTTATAACCTATAATATTCGTGCATTTGTGAGAGGCACAGAATTAGATAAAAAGAAAAATGAAATCATTGAAAGAATCGAAGAAACACTGGACACGGATCGTCTTCGTGGAACTGCCAATCTTTCAATGAGGACGCAGGTAAGACAGATTTTACCTGTTGATAGACTAGCACCATTAGGTGAAGTCGTAGTAGTTGTAGAAGTTGAATACAAATATACAAGGGGGACTACCTAATGAGTAGAGTAACTATTTTTAAAAATGGCGAGAGTCAATTGGTCAAACAAGATCGAATAGAGAGATTTTTGGAACAAGGTTGGCAGTTGGTTGCTGAACCTGCTCCAAAAAAAATCAGCCTGCCCAAGGTCAAAGTTGAGGCATCGGCTGATGTTAAAAGAGAGGAACCCGATTGGGAAGCACCTCTCGTTTCAATGCCAACCGATAACCAATAAGGAGACATAAAATGGCAAATTATCAAGGGAGTAATGGAACCGTAAAGATCAAGAGTGGTTCCGACACACTGACAGCAGTGGCTGACGTAAGATCATGGTCGGTAACTGTTAATCGTGAAACAGTAGAAAGCACCGCAATGGGCGATGATTATAGAACCTTTCTAAAAGGTCTGCAATCATTTACAGGCAATATGGAAATCGTATACAATGATTCCGAAGCCGCAGTGGTTGTAACTGCTTTAAATCCAGATACAGATGCAACTGTTCAAGTTGAATTCTATGCCGATTCAGCCAATACCACAACTGCCAAATTTGTAGGTAATGTGATTGTAACCAGTTTCTCTGTAACCAACAGTTTCGATGGTCTAATGACTGCCACTGTTGATTTCCAAGGAACAGGTGCACCTACAGTAACTAACTGGAAGTGGTAATTGAAAATCTCTGTTGATGTCAAAAACTTCAATGCAGTAGGAAAGGAACTGGAGCAGGAAATACTTCAGTTCCAATCCTTTATTGCCAGTGAATTCAAAAGACAGGTTGTTCCTAGAACACCTATTGACACTGGACAGGCAAGGAGAGGCTGGCAGCAAAGAAATTATGGTAATCAACAGATTGTAGAAAATCAAGTTCCTTATATTGAAAGGTTGGAACGAGGTTGGAGTAAACAAGCACCACGAGGATTCGTAGAACAAGCCATACAGGCTACAATTAATCAAACTAAGAGGATAATCAAATGACAGAAGAAGTTCAAGTAAAGAAAAAATCCGCAATTGATCGGGTAACAAAACATTTTCAAACAAAACTTAATGCAGAACTTAAGAAGCATTATGTAGAAGAATGGGGAATGGATGTTTATTATAGGACCACAACATCTTTGAAACAAGAAGCCAAGATTGTTGAATTATCTAATGCAGGTAAATCTGTAGAAGCCTTAGTTGAAGCCATTATTATCAAGGCATTGGATGAGGCAGGCAAACCTATATTCAGTCCTTATGATAAGACTGCTTTAATGAATGAAGCCGATCCTACAGTTGTGCTTCAATTGGCCAGGGTCTTGAATGGCAGTGATTTACCCACTGTGGAGGAAGTCGAAAAAAACTAATTGCAGACCGAGATCTATGGTTTATTATGTTTTTGGCCAAAGAACTCGGTAAGACATTAGAAGAGATTATGGAAATCTCTACTCTTGAATTGATAATGTGGGCGGCATTTTATCAGCAAGAGGGTAAGAGAAGAGAAAAAACAATGAGGGCGAATAATGGACGCAAGTATAGTCGTTAGACTGATAGATGAAACTAAGTCAGGTTTCAGTGACATACAGAGAAATCTATCTAGTATAGATGACAAAGCCTCTACACTTAATAGGACCATGGATGGTCTTAAGACTGCCGCATTGGCTTTTGCGTCTGCGTTGGCCAGTAGAGAAATATTAAACTTTGTTGACAATGTCCAGACTATGGACAATAGGCTTAAGTTAGTAACTAAAAGCCAAGAAGAATTAAATGGTACATTCAAAGACCTGTTTGATATCGCACAAAGAACTAGAACACCGATTGCAGAGAATGTAGACCTTTACAGTAAATTGGCACAGAATCAGTCAGTAATTGGTAAGACTGGTAAAGAAGTCACACAGGTAGTAGAAGCATTTAATTTAGCAATGGCCATTTCAGGCACTAGTGGTAATGCCGCCTCAGGAGCAATAACACAATTCGCACAGGCAATGCAGTCTGGTAAACTACAGGGAGATGAATTCCGTAGCATAGCAGAAGCAGTTCCTAAAGTTCTAGAAGTTCTAAGCCAACAAACTGGTATTGCCAGAGAAGATCTAAAAAAATTAGCCAGTGATGGATTTATCAATGCTAAAATTGTTGCTCAGGCCTTGACAGAAGCATTGCCACAGTTACAAGGACAGTTAGGACAAACTTCTACAACAGTCAAACAGGCCTTGACTGTAATGACCAACGAATTTACTAGATTAGGAAGAGAATTTTTAGATTCTAGTGGCATGGCAGATAGGTTTGTTGAAGCCATAGATCATATTACAAGAAATGCAGAAAATTTAATTCCTATTCTAAAAATTGTAGGTGCCGCATTGGTAGGCCTTGCAGTTTATTTTGCACCAGTGGCTACTGCGGTAGGATTGGCCACCGCCGCAGTAATAGCATTTGCTGATGTAATAGGACCTATCTTAAAACCTATAGTGACTGCCGCCGAAGCCGCACTCAGCAGTTTGATAAGAACCATTGGTGGTTTCGTAGCCGCAGTCAAGGCCGCCACTGCTTTAGAAAATCCATTTGATGCATATAGAAAAAGTGTAGAGGCCTATGATGCCAGTGCAAAAACTGCCAGTGCTAGTCAAAGAGATTTGACCAATACCACAAATGCATTAACCGAGGCCAATAGAACTGCGGCACCTGTGTCAAATGAAATGCGTAGACTCATGCAGGAAAATGGCCTAGCAACAAAATTAACAACCAATGCCTATACAGAATATATTGATGAATTAAAAAGAGAAATTGAATTAGCAAAATTAGACAGCCAAGAAAGAAATATACAAATTGCTGTCAACAAGGCTCTGGCCGCAGAAGCCAAGGCTACCGGTAAATCCTTAAATGATATTAGTCAATCACGCCGAGATGCGATTGATGCAGAAGTTCGTGCATTGGCTTATCAAGTTGAAGAAGAAAAGAAAAAAACAGACGAAAGAAAAAAACTAGCAGATGATCTAAAACGCAAACAAGAAGAATATGATCGATTTATTGAAACTTCAAGATCAAAAAATCTTGAAGGTCTAAATCTTTTTACTGCTCAGGTTGAAAAAATTGAAAAAGACTATAGAGATGGTGCAATCAGAGATGAAGAACAATATCAAAAAGTATTGGCGGCTCTCAAAGAACAATATCAAAATGCCAATGAAGAAAGAGCCAACAAATTTAGAATCAGCCAATTAACTGCAGAACAAGCATTTCAGGCCGAAGTGAAAAGAATTACAGATGAATTTAATGCAGGTCTAATCAAATCAGAAGAAACTAAAAACATATTAATCGAAGAAATGCGTATCAAATATGGCAAACGATTTGATGATATGGCCAAACAACAGAGAGATTTTGAATTAGATAGTGTAGGCAAATACAATAAGGCTATCTTAGAACTTGAAACTGCAAAAAATGATGGCTTGATAAAAAATCAAGAAGATTATGATGCGATCCGTCGAAGGATTGAAAGAGATTACAGAGAAAACACAGCCCGTGAATATAGTAATCTTTATGGAGTCTTAACAGAAAAAATTCAACAGTTCACAGGATTGAATTCCAAAGAATTTGGTATTCTTAGAGATACTGTTAAATTAGTTTTTGGTGTTGACATAGATACAATTATCAAACAGGCCTTTGCTGAATTCATCAAATATGTGATAGGATTTAGAACTGGTGCCACTGGAGAAATGAACGGTCTCAGTGGTATATTTGCCAGTATCTTTGGTCAAGGTGGTTCAGCCGCACAACAGGTAGGTATCTTCAAGAATGAAGGTGGAGGGTTAATACAAACTTTTGTTAATTCGGCAGGTAGTGTTTTGGGAGGAATCACTAATATCCTTTCAAATATTTTTTCAGGTGGATTAGGTATAATTCAAAATTTCATATCAGGTGCTCTTAATCTATTCTCAGGATTTGGTGGCAGCATTGGATCAACACTAGGTAGCATCTTTAGTAGTGTTGGTGGCGGACTTGGTAGTGTAGTTTCAAGTATTGGTAGTGTAGTTTCTACGATAGGTGAAGTTACTGGTATATCTAGTGTGTTGTCTAGTGTTGGTAGTGCTCTTGGCTTTGGCGGTGGTGCCGCAGCCGCAGGATCGGCTGCTGGAAGTGCCGCAGCCGCAGGATCGGCTGCTGCCAGTGGTTTAGGATCGTTGGCTAGTTCTATTGGTGGTGCTGGTATTGTGGCAGGGGGAGCATATCTTGCCTACAAAGGAATCACTGGATTATTAGATTGGTTAGACATGGATGGTTCTAAAGCAGCCGGAAAGGCCAATGCGGCTGCAAGTCAACAACGTCAGGCGATGGCGGCCAGTGACAAAGGATATTCAGCATTCATATCATCCACACAAAATTATGGATTCGGCCAGGATCTATTGAACCCAGGCAATTACAAAATTACTGATTTCACAAAAAGAACCGCCACCGGATACCAAATATTATTTCAAGGTCCATTGAATCTACCTGGTATTATGAACAAATATTCAAGATCTGTTTTTCCAGGTAACCAACTTGGCGACAAAGAAACCGTTTTATATTATTTGAGTAGTGGTGTTCCTAGAGAGTTCGGCCGCAAAGGCCTTGCTTTTGACAGTGGCATAATCAATAGACCTACAATGTTCACTACTAGGACTAGTTTGGCGATTGGTGGAGAAGCAGGCACAGAAGCAATAATGCCATTAGCCACAGGACCAGATGGCGAATTAGGAGTCAAAGCACATGGTGTCGGTGGAGTGAATGTTAACTTTACAATCAATGCTATTGATGGAGCCAGTGTAGAAAAAATGTTGGTAGAGAAACGTCAATTTATAACTAATATGATAAGAACAGCAACACAAGAAAGAGGTAGGAGTCTAGCATAATGCCATCATTTCCAAGTTTACCAATCGCCAATATGTCAATGCGTAGTATAAATCCTACCAGAGTCACTACAACCATTAATGGACTTGAACAAAGATCAAGCCTCAGTGCTCAATATTATCAGTTGACAGTTAATTTTGAAAATCTTACACAATCTGACCAAAGGCAATTGCTGGCATTTATAGATGAAATGAGAGGACCTCTTACTGCCTTTGACATAACCCTACCAGATTATCTCGGTGATCGAACCGGTGCTGTTTACTCTATTGCAGTAAGAACTACAACCAGTGCAGGTGCTACCAGTGTGCCTATTACAGCCAGTGGTGCACCAAATGGATCTATAGTTTTAAAGGCCGGGGACCTGATTCGTTTCAGTAATCACAACAAGGTCTATTCAGTGGCTTCAAATGTTTCGATAACATCCACCAATGGAACCATAACATTAACCACACCCTTGAGGTCGGGTGTTACCGCAACCACTCATACAGTAACCGCAGATAATGTCTCAATGAGTGTAAGATTCACCAATGACATCAATGAATTTCAAATTGGTGCTGATTTGTATCCTAGTTTTTCAATTGAACTTCAAGAGGTATTAACATGACCAGAGGTCTGAGTGCAGGTGAAATTTCTGCATTGGCCACTGCCAATTATGTCACGGAAGAACATCTTAAAATCACAACTAGAAATTATTCTATTGCTGGAACTGCTGTAACTTATTCTACTTTGCAGACTTTAAGATATACCACAGGTCCAGCAGATACAGTGGTAGGTGGTGATGGAACTTATGTTGCTGCCAGTTATGTCAGTGATTTCAGTTTTGCTGAAGAAAGATATGAAGTTGCACCACAGACTGTGAACATTATGTTTGAAACATTAACATCTACATTGATCACAGCACTAGATATCAATACCAAATATTCTACCTTAATAGAAATTTATAAGGTTTACAAAGATACCTCAACAGGGTCAATCACTGCTAGATTCCTTATGTTTTCCGGTAACCTTGTAGGATTAGAAATATCTGGTAATAAACAAACACAAACAGTGGCTCTTAGATGTTCAAATAATTTTAGTCAGTTTAATAATACCAATGGTAGAACATTGGCTAGACTGAGCCAACCTCCTAGTGGTCAGACTATTTTTTGGGGTAATATCAGAATATGAATTTGATTCAAATGCCCAATGACTGGTTAAACAGTCAAGCACAATTATTCCAAGAACTACAAAACAATGGTCAACAATTTGTCGGCGTGCAGGTTCAACAGAATTATAATCCTAATCTCAGTGTTCCTGTAATTTATGGCCTACAAAGAGTAGAAGGTCCTATACTTTTTCTTAGCACACAGTTTGGCAATACCAATAATCTTTATATGGTAATCAGTCTCGGAGAAGGACAATTAGGTCCTGTGTATCGTTTATTCGTTGATGGTATTCAGGTATTTTTTGATAATCCCGGTGTAAGTGTAGGACCTTTGGTGCATAATACCGTGACATTGCCACAACCAGGTCAAAAGTTTAGACCTACCAGTGCAGTAGCAGATCAATTGTTAACCGTGGAATATATCGATGGTAGATCAGGTAACATTGCCTCAACTTTACTCAAAGAAGTTTATAACAATGTAACTACTTTAAAACCTCCTATATATGAAAACGCAGCCTATTTGGTTTTAAAATTTGTTTATCGAGATGGTGTTTATTCAGCATTACCTAAGGTTACTGTAGATATTTTTGGAATGAAAACAAGATCATGTGCCAATATAACTTCAGGTGCATTCACCAGTTCAACTATCAGCACCGATTTCAATCCAGTTAATCATTTATTGGATTATATGACGTCCAGTAGATATGGTTGTGGCATTGCAGATAGCAGTATCGATCTTGCCAGTTTTAAAACTGTTTATGATTACATTGAAACTACATTGGTCAGACAAAATCCAACATCTACAGGTTATCCAATATGGAGTAGTTTTATAACTCTAGACACAACTCAACCTATTTTGAACAATCTCAATGCTATAAAACAGGATTTTGGTATTATCTTGACTTATTCCAATGGCAAATATAGAATCAGCATTGAAAATCAGACTAGTACCGTTTATAACATTACAGATGCAGATATCTTAGACGCAATTTCGGCAATCAGACCAAGTGCAGATGTCAAATATAATTCTGTGACCGTTGATTATATAGATGTCAGCAGTGGTTTTTTAGCAACCAGCAAAACCTATCCTCTAGATAATCCTTTTGTTGTTAATGCTTTTGTGGCAGAAGATGGCAATCGAGTTAAGAATCTTAAATTATCTGCCAACAGTATTGGTTATAGTTGGCAGGCTGAACAAATGGCTAGACGAATTTTATTCAAAAGTCGTAGTCAAGATATCTACACTTTTACATTGACTAAAACAGGTTATCAATACACAGTAGGAGATGTGTTGAATGTTACGACTACAATTCCTGTTTTGACCAATCAAAAGATGCGAATTATCAGCATGAAAATTAACACAGATTTCACTATTGAAGTAGAATGTATCAAACATGATAATGCCTTTTATCCTGCGTTTTCAGACATAAAACCAAATTTCGGTTCAACCTTTACATTTCCTCCTAATAATCCAGGTGTATTGCCGTTGCCAACACCTCCTAGTCCAGGAGATATTGTATTACCTGGAGATCCCGGCGGCCAACCTGCTCCAACTCCTCAACCAATTATCACAACCGTGACTGCTTTTACAATGAGTCAAATCTATATGCCATATTTTAGATTAAGTCTAGGTGCACAGGCAGGGGCGACACAACAGGCATGGCCATTTTTGACTAGAGGGGCCAGCACTAATAATAATTTTTATCTCGGACCTATATTCCATCAAGTTATTCCATCAGGTGCAACCAGTTGGTCTACAATCAGTGGAAGCAAAGCCTATGCACCTCCCAGCAATGGTGCCACAGGTAAACAAATTACTGCATTCTATTCTAGAACTGCAGAATACAGTTTTGGTGTAGACTGTAGAGTTGATAGACATAGTCCAGCCATAGGTAACGAAGTTCAGGGAGGTTCTGGTAGTTATTTTGCCTATAAAATGAGTCCGGTTATCACTTATAGATATCATGACACCAGCAAACCTACAGATCCTAACAATGGCAAATATAAAAACAATGACTTTTTGGTCTTTGTCTACACTCTTGCTGTCAGTGGAGGGACCACTACGAAATTTGGTTTTGAAAGATCATTGCCAGGCAATGTCACCGAACAATTTGTTATGGATCTAGAAAATTCAGAAACAGTTCAGTGGTTTAGTGCAGGTTCTACCAAACCTCAAAGTCTACATTGGACTCAGGTAGCAGATCGTATGCCGAGAATGCGTTGGACAGCCAATACCAATGGTTTAGGTGGAGGATATTATGGTGGCATAGACAATGCTGATGGTCGGACCTGTGTGCAGAACATTGTTCAGACACTTAATCCAACTACCAAACCCGGCATCAATGCACAATTACCTTCTACCTTGACTCCTACCAGCATCCAAGGATCTAGTCAATTGATAAAATTTAAGATTTTTGCCATAGGAGAATTTAAACCAGAATATCTAGGTGAGATGACCGGTACAACATGGGTTTCTATGGTTAGAGGTGCAGACAATTTTGTCACTGCTTCAGTTAGTAATTATAAAACAGCAACCGGTATAACATTACCTTTATTGACATGAGCACAATTACAATAACATCAGGATACCAAGGAGAAGGTGGGAAATTTTTCCCCACTGACAATACCGATTGGGTTGATTTAGGCAGTTCTCCTTATGCTACTTGGTCTAGTTGGACCAGTTGGAATCCTAGTCCTAACAGCATTCAATTGCAGGTGGATGATGACCTAGGCAGTTCAGATTTCAGGACACCATTGCTGAGTTTAAGTTATCAAGGACAATTAACAGTAACACTAAAGATCAGCAATACCGGTTCATTTAGTGGAGAAGAAACTACAATAAATTTTGTAGCAGGAACTACCTATACCTATGTGTCAGGAAGATATTATCGTTTCCTGATAACTGTGGCTACTGATTCTAGCACCCCAGTTCCTAATTGTGGTATACCTAACACAACCTATCAAAAAGAACAGGTTACAGAATTCAGTCGTGCGGTCAATACACAAACATTAGGTGGAACCATAGATGCTAGACCTATCACTAGTTCAGTAGGTATGGTTGAAGTATTAGTGGCCACTGCAGAACAGAGTGGTGTAACCTATAGTTCTGGTCTGCTTCAAGATCGAGTCTATGCAATACCCGATGATTATGTGTTTCAAGAAAATGCCATCATAGTAAACATAGTAACCAAAAATCCTCCAGTGATTCGTTGTTTCGATCTCAATGGAGAAAGCATAGATGCACGGGTAGATGTATTCATACAAGGTCTACCAAAATTACAGATTACCACTCGTGGTATAGAAACAGCATAAGGAGAATATCAAATGGGATGGGGCACAGCCGCAAACGTCACAACAAATCATCTTAACTCGGCCACTGACGATCCAAGTCAGGCCAGAGTAGAACTTTATAACGCACTAGTCGAATTATTGGCAGTGATAAATGGACGCAACACCGCCAATGGTGTTGCAGGTCTTGATGCTGGTGGTAAGGTGCCTAATACCATATTACCTAACACCTTAATCAGTTCAGCCACTAATGATCTCACAATCACTCCTGCTACCGGTAGGATGACCATACAGAATATTGTTAATCTCACACCTAGAACTGTGGCACAATTGGAAGCCTTGACTGCCACGGCCGGTGATCTAGCCTATTGTTCAGATGGCGCCGCAGGTTCAGCCTGTTTGGCTGTTTCAAAAGGTGAAACTGACAGTTCCGGCAACGCAATCTGGTATAGGATTGCATTAGGTGCAGAAATTTCAGTTACATAAAATATGGCATTCTAACGGCCTTTTTAGATTGCAGCCAGCACCAAGAGTATATGATCTGGGCTAGTTCAGTGAATTCCATCTACAGGCCAGGAAAAAACCCTTCTAGTGATGCCGTAAACCTAGGATAAACTGCTCACTTTATAAAATATGATTCTTAAATTGAATAAGTAGAATATGAGAATACCAGAATTTGAAAAGTTTGTAAAGGATCAGCAAAAATGGCAAGAAGACCTGGAAGTGTCAATAGATCAAAAGTATCAACATTTGGTCCATGTGATTCGTGGGCTGAGTTGGATCGTCGTGGTCTCAACCGTGATCATTACTATCGTCGTTTCGTGGAACTAAAAAGTGAACGTTGTCCTAGATGCAGTCACACAGGCTATGACATGACTAGAATATTGGTGAACATGGTCTGGGGTTGGGAATGGAGTTGCCATGCCTGTAGACAACGATGGCGAGAGCCTAAAATAACACCCGGTCTACGAATCGAGACTAAATACATATGCTAGAGCAATTCTAGCATTGCCAAAAGCAGTCATCTACGCCTAGGGTGATTGTGACATTCTCAAAACTGAAGTATGGACAGGGGCTGTGGAAACACAGCCCTTTGTCTTGACCAAAACCACTTTTTCTCTGCCCTGACTTCACTGAGACTAAGTAACTGTGAGAAGGCAAACGTCAAGGCACAATTCAAAGGCTCTAATCAACGGGGTTAAAACACGACCCACCCGTGAGTAATCACGATGTAGACAGTGATCCTAGACCATGGTAAGACATTACCTAAAGTCGAATGCGGTGCGTAGCCTTCTGAGGAAGTGGAAACACATAACGCCGGACGCAGGGAATCAATTGCGGTCTACACGAGGCAGACGCAGCCAAGGGTATAAACATGATAAACGATGGCGTCCTGGGCTTCACGCAAAAAAAATGCGTGTTGCTAAACTATGGATATGGCATTCGCAGATCAATGATATGGACTGTGGTTCTGTGAGATAACGCAGATATAACAAAAGGGCGGATCAGATCCGCCCTGCTTATTATCAAATGAGCCGATGGCTGCGCCCTAGGCGCATTTGATAAACGCAATTGGTGATCTTTGATTTGCTCTTTGGCGGGAACAAGTGTAAAATGAACTGAGCAGACGAGGGCAACGAGTCTTCGAAGTTCATTTTACGGGTTTCAAGGGAAACCCCTTGAGGACCCAGAGACTATGACAGAAAACGACCCAACGCCAACAACTCGACCCTGCGAAGATCCGTGCCCATAAATATCTGATGAACCGAGACTACGACAGTGGATTCAGATGGGGTCCATTTGAAATACAAGACCAGGGCACTGGCCTAAGGCCTTTGAGAATCCAACAATGGGGTGGTTGTGTCAGATACCCATATGAACCCTCTGAGGTCAAACACAGCCAACATATCTCACAGGTCAACACCCTGAGACCCATCATACACAAGGGCTGCCATTATGGCTCTGAGTTCACACATCCCCGAGATTATCCTGACCACACAGAATGGTATTTCTGGGACAACTGCCTAATACCTGAATATCAAACGCCGCCGCATGACCAGCCAGGCAAGAATTGGTGCAGGTTGGTATTCCGTGGCTGTTTCCCTGGTGACTATCTGGGGCGGGATCAAGACCTCACAGAACACGAGCACAGAGTCACAGATCGACTGGGTCACACTTGGGATCAAAGATTACAATTCCGTGAGAATCGTAGTCGAGGTTCTAGAGTTTTGTTGTGCTTGAGCACAGAGTCAATGAGCCCCAGTTATTACGGTCACACACAGAGTGAGATCATCCAACGAGTGCAGGGGGAATGCCAAAGACAGGGGCTAGACCTCCACCTCAGACCCAAGCAGCCTAGAAATATCAGGCGTAGACTAGAAGATCAACTAGAGGGTGAGTGGAGATGTGTGATCGCCTCACACTCAGCCATAGTAGGTGAATCACTGAAATTGGGTTACCCCACAGTGAGTCTGGGTCAATCAGCATATCCCAGGGAGTGCCTCACCTGGCCAGAGTTCTGTGAGGGTGGAACGCTGACCCTAGACCCCCAGAGAGTTCGACAGAGAACTAGAGAACTACTGGCACTGACTTGGCACAAAAGAGAATTACTGGAGGGCACATGGTGCCATCATAGAATCAGGATCTGCCAATTTCGACCACAGGAGCAGTGGCAGTTATGGTAATGCGTTATGAATGCTTGCTGGCGGTGGTAGATTGGCTAAAACCCCAGACCCTGGCAGAAATAGGTGTGCATCAGGGTCGGAGAGCAGAAAGTCTGAGCCTAAGAGCACTCCAACACAGTGAGGAGGTCATGTATTGGGGATTTGATCTTTGGGAATTCCTGCAGGATCACACCGAGGTGCACAATGGCAAAGGCCACAGTCAAAGACAGAGTGTGGCAGAGAAATTACAGAAGATCAGAGATGAATACAGGGGCTACAGATACACACTGGTGCAGGGAGATCATGAACACACAGTACCACATCAGTTTGAAGTAGACCTAGTGTTTATAGATGGAGATCACAGAACAGAAAGCATACAGAGAGATCTAGATCGTGTGAGTGTAAGCCAAGTAAAAGTTCTGGATGATGTTTACTGGCCCCCACGACCAGGACTGGGAGCCCTAGAAGTGCATTCGCATAGAACGCACAGGGAAGATTTCCTAGTCCACAGTGAAGATCATAACCGCATAACAGGTCAGAGAATACTCTTGCGTGTGCTGTCATTACGGCCGGGACTACAAGAATATCTCCAAAATCTGGGTTGGCTGTGCGAAAAAACTCAAGGAGCAGACAAATGGCTAGAGGCAGATACAAACGATCAGGTGTGAGTCAGTTAAGAGGACGTTGGCACGATCTAAACAGCCAAAGAAGATTCAGAGGTCAATCTACAGTAGGCTGGAAATCCTATAAGAAACAGACAAAATTGGGCAGAAAACGATATGCAGAAAGTTGAAGTCGGGTTTATATTTACGGTATAAACACCGTTAGATTAAGGGATCACCAGAGTTCCCCAATTGACGGTAGTGAGAACGCAGGGTGGCGGAGAGGACCGACCACCGTGTCAATCTGTCAAGAACTTTCTTATTCTTCTCAGAGATTAGGTCTACGGTGTCTACAACCTAAATCCACAGTGAATTCAGGGTGGAAATCTCACTGTGATAACCATAAAAGGGGCACCTAGGGGAGCCTGAGATAGGGTCTACAGTTCGAAATTCAAGGGTTTCTTCAGGGAGATCTTCACCCTAAGGCACCAGGCTAGTCACAGGGCGAGGAGGATTTCCCTGATCCTCACAGTCTGTAGGGGAATACTGACCAGTCTCAGGTGTCAGGATCAGATCCACTGTGGTGTCGATGTCCCTGAGGTCTGTGATCTCCACCCTGAATCCACTGTGGGCTCAGACTGTGACCTAGATTGACGATCACAGTGGTTGACAGTAGGGGGATCCTATGCTAGTGTAGAGGCGCCGTCCTACGCAGGGTGAGGCAGGGGGCCTGTGCCCTCACTGCTCACTCATCTCACCAAAATTCTGGATCTGTCACAGGTCAATCCTCTATGTCTCGGCGTGATCGTTCATAGATCAACTTCAGTGTGTCTATGGCTGGACAACGATGTCTCACACCCTGTCGATCCATGTATCTCACAAACTGTCGGTAAAGACCCAGTGCAATACCATTGTACCACTGTCCCAGCCTCAATTCGGGATAAGTGGCTTCACGATAGTTACGGCTTTCGGGCAGACGTTTTGTGAACCATTCTTGGAAATTCCTGCCAATCTCCAACTGTGGTCGCATCAGTGTTCGATATTCTTCATGACTCAGCAGTCTAACCACGCCCAACAGTAAGTTATCAAACTGCACCGCATCAGGATAGGCCTGTGTGATCAACTTGACTGCATATTGGGTTTCTGTCTCACCAAATTTCACGCATCGTTCAAATGTGGCTCGTTTGACTTCTGGCCTAGGACCTTGATTGACTCGGCCACAGGCTAATCCTGCTGTGATCAGATGCTGTTTAAGGGTCAGTGCTTCTGGATCCCTAGCCAGGACTTCTGCCCAAAGCAATTGTTCTCTGCTGACATTTCTGCTGGTCACGCCATTGAGGCAGGCAAACAGTCTAGCCGCATATTCTCGGTCATCGGTTTTAATGATGTGTGCAGGCACGGTCTTTTCCTGGGGTCTGAGGGTTTTAACTAGGCTGGTTCTGTGCTGGCCATTGATCATCGTCTGTGTGCCATCACTGCGTTCTACCACAGTGACCACGCCGAATAGATTCCAATCTAGGCATTGGCTTTTGGCAATATAACGAATCACATCATTTTCGTTGAAATCTCGTTGGCTGTCATCCATGGGTGTGTTTACTGACACTTCTGTGATTGCGGCCTTTGACCCCACTGGGGGTGAATTTACCAGATGGCGCAGTTTCTCAGGCAAAGTCACTGCTGGGACGATGTTTTCTGTTGTGTGCATTTGTTTCTCCTTGGTTAAAAATGCAGTTAAACGGGTATCTTAAACAAGATACTCACCATAGAGATTAAACAATCTCTATCAGTCAATTATATCTGCTTCTAGCCCCGTGGTCAATCTGAAATTTCGCCAAAAAGAAAGCCCCATTGCTGGGGCTTCCTGATCTCTTTGCCGGCCCTGAGATCCAGGGACTATGACCTTGGTGAACCTGGTGCCGTTGACTGCTCAGAGACATGACCCAAACTGAGCATTCGCAGTTTTATGGAGAAATATGATTCACCCCTTGAGCCGCCGGCCGGCTCGCACTCTTTGCTTAAATGTAATCTTGTCGGGATCAAATGGATCACGCAGGATCCACCAATCTATGGGCTCTGACTGTGACCTACGCCAAACCAGACCTCTGCGATTGGTCACACGATCTTTGACCACAATATATTTACAACCGGGGTCCGCCTGTGCCACTGCCACTATGGCTTTCATGGTATCCTCACGATTGGCCGTGGCACGAAAAATACCCTCCCCGGTTTTTTTGATAATCTGCCAACGATCTGCCATGTTATCGTTCCTGCACAGTGGTCCAGGTGCGACCAGTAGGCTGACCATACAGATACTCTCTGCTCACTGTGGTCACTGTGGGCTGACTGGGAGTCATTCGGCCTTCTAGCACTGAGGATCTAAACTGCTGGGGGGTTTGACTGGGTGCGAATGCATACTGCATTCCTGAGCAGCCCCCCAGAGAGACCATCAGGGACAGGACTACGAACAATTTCATGCTATTCTCCATAAGGTTGACAGTTTTTAAATTCTAACATCTTTTTTCTTGGCTGTCTACCTTTAAATCCACCAATTTCTTTCATCCAATCACTTCTTAACATTATGCTAACATTGTCCCAGTGCCAGGGCTGACTGGGGTCTTTTCTAACCATGATCATGCGATCTCCCTGTGTGCCTCTACGCAGCCAAAAAGGCCGCCAAATTTCGAACCAAACTTCAAAGGTAAATTCTGGATCCCAACCGTCATGTCTAAATCTAGCCTGGCATCTTTGCCTGTGATAGGCCAATCTAGGCTGTCGCATTTCGGGAGGATTGATGGGATATCGACTCATTGGTAACTCTCTACATTGACAGTTAATATTTATTATAGTATTATCTAAGCATAAATATTTTTGCAAGGAGAAGTTATGATCATAGAATATAGGCAGAGTCAACCCACAACAGCCCGTACTTGGTTCGCACAATTGAGAATTCGTGATAGGCAACACATCCAGAATCAATTGGAACAATGGCAATTGATGATTTCTGAAAGTAGTGTGCAGGGCACAGAACAAGATCGTGAACTTTGGTCCGTGGCCACAGCCCCAGATCTTGAACTTTGGCATCGAGCACAAAGACATCGCAATCAAAGCAATACCATGTTGAGTGTGCTGGCTGGTGCTGTGAGCAAATTGAGATCAAATGGAGATCTCACTGCCAAGCAACTAGATCATGTGCAGAAAATCTGTGATGTAATGGCACATTTTACCCGGGCCATACCTATAAAATTCACACTGGTCCAAGAATTCACTGCCACTGGTGATGCTTTACAAGACCTTCGTGCGAGATTATTTGATGCCTAATTTTCATGACACTGGTTGGGATCCTGTAGAACACATACACAAGGTCACTGGACAACTTCAAGAATTAACCGAAGCACATAATAGATTGGCCTCTGCTTATTTTAAACTGCAGAATCAGGTCTTGGAACAACAAAAAATCATTTCAGAATTATGCCTAAGGATCAGCAGGCCCCCGCAGTCGTAATCTACAATGGTCCCAGTCAAGTCGTATGGCGTGGTTTTAATTTTCTGGGACTGGTCTGGGGTTGTAATTTTGCCTACAAACATTTTGATCTAGACTATTGTTGGGCCGTGGATCGCATGACTGTGGCTGCGATTCGAGGTGATCTAGAACGTAAACCCTACCCCTGCGAATTTTGGACCAAAGAAACTAGCCTAGAACTGCCGCCTCAGTGGCAGCATAGACACACTCCTGGTATAGATTCAGGATCAGCCGCAGTGAATCATGCATTGGATGTCTATTCCGGACCAATTTTAATCATCGGGGCCGATGGAGTCTGTGGTGGTCACTGTGAAACTCTTTATCAGAACCTTTATCCCTGGCATGCCAATGGTTCTAAAGCCAACATACATCAACGGCATCGTCAAACTCTCTATGAATTAAATCAAAAATACCCAGGCAG